CTGGTTGCGTTCAGCAGTTGGAGGGTCGACGGATCCAGGCCGAGCGATGCGATGATGGACTTCTGGGTTCCCTTGTCCGTGCCGAGCCTGGCGAATGACTCGCGCAGCTCGTTGAACAACACGTCGGCGGTCTTCACGTTGCCGCTGGCATCCTTGACGCTGATGCCGAGATCTTCGAATGCCTTGCGACCGCGCCCAAGGCCGCGAGCCGCGTCACCCGCCACCTTCGATAGACCGGCAAGGCTCGATTGCATCGCCTCGGTGCTGGAGCCTGTCAGAGCTGCTGCAAACCCAAGCTCCTGAATGGCCTCGACAGAGATTCCAGTTTCAGCATTCATGTCGAGCAGCGCATCAGCGGCTTCTGTGGTCGAAGCCACGAAGGCAAAGATGCCGCCAGCAGCACCAACAATGGCAGCACCAACACCAGCCAGTAACGCAAGGGAGAGTTTCAGGTTTTCGTTAAAATCCCGCTGCGGAGAGAGATCCCCGACAAAGCTGAACTTCGTGACAAGTTCGTTGACTACAGCCATCAGCGATGCTCCGTCTTATACGCCTGGATGTCGGCGCTGATCTGCTCGAATTCAATGGCGTCAAGGAACTCGGTGGTGTCCATCGCCATGATCTCGGCCAGGCTGCCATACCCGGCCTTAACCAATGCGAACATTGCCATTCGTTCGCCGCTTACATTGGTTTCTCGGATGAGGTCTTCGCTTGATCCCCGGACTGGGATGCTGAGGCGATACCTGCGGCGCGAATAAAAGGGTAGGACATCACCCCCATGGCGACGCAAACGAGACGGATATAGTCCTCTGGGTATTGCTCCCAGATGTCGCGGAACTTGCTGACCGCTACGCCGTCAAGCGAGATGTTTGGCCACATGACTTCTTCGACTGCCGCGAACTGCGGAGTATCGAGAAAGCTGAAGTCTTCGCTGCTCATCTGGCGCTTGATCGACGTGTAGAACGCGAACACCTTGCGGCGTTCGACGTGGGTCATCTTGTGGAACTTATACTTGCGGTCATTGATCTCGGCTTCACCGTCTTCGTAGACGGCCTTCACCTGAGCCATTGCCTTATCCCGTTGCTCCTGCATGCCCATAAATTACAAGCTCCGTTTCGCGGTGCGGAATTGGACGGTGTACTGCATCAGCGCATTACCGTCTTGGTTGTTCCGGGTCTGGGTCGGCAAAGTGGTGATACTGCCGCCGTCCAGGTTCCAGCTTTCCATGCCTGCACCGCCGTCGATGGTGTAGGACTCTTTCGCCGAGCCTTCGATAACGGCGGCGCCCTCAGTGTTGATCAGGCTGAGCATGAAGATGTCGTCGGCGCTGTACTTCTGAACGCTGAACGCCAGGTCATACACGTCCTTATCCATGCGCTCGCCGATGGTCACGCCACCGGCTGCCGAGTTCACTCGCGACGTGTGCGCGTTGACTGGAGTGAGCGTCAGGTAGTCGCCCTGCGCAAAGCTCTTGAACGTGTAGTCATTCAGGATCAGCGAACCGCTGTCCATCGAGATAGTGATAACACTCATTGGTCAGCCCCTTACAGGTTGAAATTGATGATGATGTCGACCGAGTGAATCGCGCCAGCATTCTTCACGGCGCCCTGAATCACTGGCGATTTCCGTGCGGCTCGATCCGCTTGAGGCTGATCACGCAACAACCCGGCCAGCCAGTAGAAACCGAACTGCTCGATGTTGCGGTTGAAGGTGTCGATATTGCCGAAGGTGTCCGGGCTCGACCATGCGCCAGGGCCGAAGACGTTGGCGCGAACGAAACCGCGAGAGGTCTTCTCGGCAGTCGCAACCAGCTTGTTCACGTCGCGAGTGATCTGCGCCAGCTTGGTGCCGGTCGCCTTCAGGACGTTGAACATGTCGGTCTGAATGGCGTCGATGAACGCGATGATGTTGTACACGTCGTCAACGAAATCGTTGGCGCCGCTGGTCAACACAGCCGGCGTATCCTTGATGGTCGTGTAGATGTCCATACCGACGCGCTTGGCCGAATCGATCTCGGTCTGGCTGTACGACTCGGCAGGAACACTCAACTCTTTCAGGTTCATCGTCATCGCCGAGTTTTCGGCATTGAAGTTCACCGTATGAGTGCGCGCCATGTAGCTCGCAGCCATCAGGCGATTACCTGCCTTGCTGAACAGACAGCGGAAAGTGTCTTGGCTCGCCAGCTTGACAGCCCAAACCGGGTTGGTACTCGCCACGGTGAAATAGGCGGAACCGGTGAAGACGTTGTAAAGGATGATCTGATTCGCCTTCGACCACGCGGCCAGGGTTGGCACTTCAGCATCCAGGACGATGTCGGTGAAGACGGCGCCTTTGATGTTGACCAGTGCCTTCAGCGCGCTGATCGACTGAACCTTGGTTTCGATTGGTAGCACGACAGATGCCGCGCCTTGGGTCAGCGTACCGCCAGTACCATTCGACATGGTCAGCAGCGCACCAACGAAAGTTCCGGTTGGGCCTGGAGTCATGTAGGTCAGCAGACTGGTCGCGCCAGTCGTCGAGCTGGTCACGGTCAGATAACCGTTATTGTGCGACACGACTGCGCCAGTGATGGCGGTATCGAGAATCGCAGCAATGGCGTCCAGGGTAGTGGCCGCGCTGAAGTTGAGCGAAGCCGCGACAACCGGGGTCGCATCGACGGTGATGTTGAAGCTGCCGTCGGTGATGGTCTGGAGTTGCGAAACAATTGTCGCTTCAACGAGCTGCGTGCTTTTCAGTGTCGCAGCGGTCGCCGGAACAGTCTCGGCCACGGCGCGATGCAGGCCGATAATCAGCGAGCCGCCGAAGTTGATCGGGTTTGGCTTGGTGCCGAATACCGCCTGTGCATATTGAGTGGTGATCGACGCCGTGCCGAAGTCGGCTTCAACAGCGGCGGCATCACGGTAACTGCGGAAACGCTCGGCGCTGAAGATCACGCCGGTTTCACTGGTCAGTACCGCGACAGTATTCATGTTATCGCGCTCGGCTTGACGCCCCTCGGGAATCAGCGCGACGTTGATCACGTTCGTGATGCTTGCGTTATTGCTCATAGATCAAACCTCGTTCGCCGATTATGCGAAGTTGTGCGATGTCGATACGCAGTATATCAACAATCAAGGACGGGCTGTAGTGGACTTGGCATTCTAGTTGCATGCGTTCGCCGTACTGCTGGCCGGTCAGTTGCTTGACGTTGGTCGCTGCGCCCGGATGGTAAACAGTGAAACCTTGGTCTTGCTGAAGCTGAAGAGATGCTTCGCTGCGAGCCAGGAGCCTGAAGCGGCTGCACAGTGTTGCGGCTGTAGGGCCGTAGAAGTCGAACGTGAAAGCTCGGGACACCAGTTCGGTGTAGCGCATCTCTTCGTCGACTTCGTTGTAGTCGGATGAGCTGGCCAGCGGTACATCAGGCGAGAGCGAGTCAACCACGATGTAGGGCTGTTCGAACTCCTGGCGATTGAAGTTGACGCGGCCAGCTTTGATGAATTCTTCGGGATGCGGAAGAAGGTCGCGCACGTAGCGCTGAAGCTGGATCAGGATTGGTTCGGTCATGGCGTCGGCACCAGCAGCGGAAGTTTCGTTTCTTCGCCAACAGACTCGGTGTAGCCGTACTGGCCGTAGCCTTTGCGGAACGGGACCAGCTTGAAGTCGCGACCAAGCCATTCGACGTATTGGCCGATAGCCATCGGGCTGACGCTGTGAATCTGGATGTACTCAAGGGAGAAATCAATCTGCTCGACCTTGAGCTTTTCAGGATCTGCCGGCTGGACCACGGCCATGATGTTCGCGCCGACAATGGTGGTGGTCGGCACGAAGTCGACAGTCGTTTCGCTGACAGTTTTCAGCACGACAGGTTGCGACCATTCGGTAAGGACTTCGGACATGTCAGGAAGCATTATTCAACCACCCAGGTAATGGAGTTCCGAAGAAGCCCGGTGTCAATCAGGATACCAGAAGAACCCTTGGCATCCTTGGTCGATTGCTCGATGTCCTGCCAGGTTCCATATCCCTGCGTTTTGAATGCGCCGACACTGATGTTCCTGGCAGCAAGACCGACGCGACCCAGAGCCACTTCGACATCAAGCCCTTTCTCAAGGACGAGTTTAAATTGCCCGTCGATGATCTTCTTCAGGTTGGCTTGCTTTTCAATGAATGGGGCGCGGAGAAAGGATCGCATCGGCACAAATCGAGTTCCGTACTCATGCCAGATGCCAACCTCTAGAACTGTTGGCGCAGACTTGTCGCCATCGGATTTGTAGGCCTTGCTGGTCGCCGCCTCACTTGCAGGCAGGCCTACCTTCACGACTGCATTTTTGGCGCGCTCCATAGCCTTGAGCTGGTTTTGCGCCAGCGCCAAGACCTCTTTCGGAGTCATACAAAGCGAGCCCCGACACGGCGACCGGTGAGCAGCCAGTAAGTCTGGCCGTAACGAGTGGTGTTGTACCAAGAAGCCAGGTTGCTGCCGACAGTTGCAGATGCCTCGTAGGAAACCGAGACGCTGCCAACCGATTTGCTGGCGACGTTACGAGACGAGCCGGAGCCTGGAAGTGTTGCGAGCGTCAACAAGTGGGCGATCAGGTTAAGGATCGCCTCCTTGGTTGAGTCGCTGTATTGCAGGCAGGTGTAATAAATCCAGGTCGACGCGATTTCCTCAACCCAAGGGATGAGCGGGAAGCGGGCTTCGAAATCGGTCTGGATAGTCATTATTTCACCTTGATCAGGCCGAGGGATTTAGCCCGCTCAACCTTGGCGGCAAAGCGCGGGTCTGCCAGTTGCAAGGCGGACAACGTTGCTTCTCCGTAGCCAGTCAAGCCGAGGGCGCTCATCGGGTTAGCTTGCAGGTTGACGATGACGACCGATCCTTCTTCCTGCTTGGCATCAAACCGAGCCTGGATGTCAGCCTTGATCTCTTCATTGCCCTTCGCCAGATCTTCGGCGCTAGGCTCGGAATTCTTCTGTGATTTGCTCATAGCAAACCCTCCTGAATAGGCGGCGCATCCTTGCGCCTAGGGAAATCAGAGACCGGTCAAAGTGGCAGCAGCGCCATCTTCAATCACGTCTAGGCCAGCGATGGAGAAGTACGACTCCATGTAGTACTTGAACCCGCGCTGATCGATGCTGGAGATTTCCAGCGGAACCGGCAGACGGAACTGCATGGCGCGACGGTTGCGCGAGAACGCTACGGTCACCGAGGTCACGGCAGCATTGCCGGCTTCAGCTTGGTTGGTCATGCCGAAGGTGATGCCAGGGAAGTTGTCCTGCAAGGCACGCAGCACGCTGGACGAACCGGCAGCCGAGTTCAGGATCTTCGTGGTGGCGATGTTGTACACCGACCAAGGCATGGTCACATGATCAGCCATGTAGGCTGGCACGTTGAACACGTTGGCCCACTGACGGTTGATCAGGCCAGCGATCTCATCGTACAGCTCTTGGCTGGTCAGCGCGGAGGCCAGGCCGGCAGACGTATCGGTATCCCAGCCAGCATAGTTCAGCAGACCGCGAGTCTTGAACGTGCCGTTCGAACGAACCTGGCCAACATAGCCGATGGCATCGATCTTGCGGTTGTACAGCTCGTTGTGCGCTTCCATGAACCGGCTTGGCAGGTTAATGTTTTGCAGCTCGGCCTTCTTCAGCTCGATCTCGGACCAGTCAGACTCGGCATCCATGCTGAACACAGGGATGTTGTCGTCTTCACCTTCCAGCGTGATCTTGCCGGTGGTGTTGGTGTTGGTGCCCATTTCGCGGAAATCACCGGCAATAGCCAACTTGATCTTCTTGATCGTGTCGGCGTAGCCACCTTCGTTGTTGACGACGATGCCCTGCATCAAGAAGGTCAGCTCAGGATATTCCTGAGTGAAGATCTCGGTGCTGAGGTGTTCCAGGTTGCGCGCCAGGATGATGCCACCGGCGTCGGTGAACTTCTTGGCGTGCGCAGCCTTGTCTTCAAACGACTTAATGTTGTACAGCTTGAACGGATCAGGCTTGATAATTTTGCTCATGACTTAAACCCCGGTCAGGTATTTTGGAATCAGAACGAGCCAGCATCCAGGGCGTTTAGGCTCCCAGAATACCGCGCCAGGCACGATTACGTTGTTGGTTGCGGTTTCGCTCGCCTTGCCGAGGTTGGCGCCAGCGGTGTTCACGGCGTAGACCTGCTGGAAGCGAGCCGGAGTATCGCCAGCCAGGACTTCAACGGTGACGAAACCGAAGTTAACGACCTCGGCCACTTGGTCAGGCGCTATGCCCAGCTTGGTGTAGGTCAGGTTTTCCAGTGCGCTGGAGATCTTGCGGCGAACAACGCCAGCGATCACCGGGGTAGCCGAGGTGTCGAGCAGGTCAATGGAGCCGGTGTCGTACTTGACGAAACGGCCAGGGACCAAGCCTTCTTCCCAGACGTCGAACGCCGAGCAGTTGTAAGGCGATGCGGCGATGAATTCGCCAGGCATCAGGTCCGGTGGAGTGGCGACAACAGTAGTGTTAAAGGACATGATTATTTACCTTCCTGTTCTTTTTTGAGTCGAGCCGAAAGGCTGTTGTCATCGGCAGAGCGGTCACCGAAGGTTTGATATTCGCCACCGGATTTCTTCAGCAGCTTGAAGGCTACCGACAGCTCGGAGTCGCTGAACTTCTGCGAACCATGCTCAACAGCCAGGGCGTCACGCATCAGTTGCGCGGTCGACTTGTCGGCGAAGCTGTAGGTTTCCGGCAGGATGGTGCGAGCCTTGTCGATGACTGAGGCGTGAACCTTGACGGCGGAGTCAACAGCCTTGCGAGTGGCATCGCTGAACTTCTGAGCAAGCACCTTGCGCATGGAGTCGGTGACTTTCACCGGGTCGCCAGTTACGGCGCCAGCGCTTTCGTCGACCAGCTTGGCGGCTTCTTCGTCGGTCATCACCGGCACTTCTTCGACGACCGGATCAGCAGGAGCCTTTTCGACACCGGCAGCCTCAGCAGCAGCCATGATTTCCTGGAGTGCTGGCAGCAGCTCAGAAAGCTTGTCGGCAGGTACGTTTTTGATCGCTTCCGGCAGGCCAGCCGCCAGTTCAACGATCTGTGCAAGGCTGAGAGCCCCTTCGGCGTCACAGAACGCCTTATGCAACTTCTTCGGCATGGTAGCCTCCGGGTTTGGTTTTCGGTCGATGAAGCGGCAGCCAGAACCGCAGCGGCCAGAGTCAACAGTAGCAAGATGGGTCGGCACAAGGTCGCGCTGTTCGAAGTCCCATTTGTCGTGGGGAACTAAGCGGCCTTCGTAACCAAGAGATAATTGATTTTTGCCGCCCTCGATTTCGGCCAGCATGGCGCCATCGAGAAACAGTTTGTTCTGAATGGCCAGTGTTGAACTGGTCGACTCATCGAATGCATCGATAAATGACGCTGATTCAACGCGGCTCGGAATGTTTGCAGGTTCGGTGCCTGGCTCGATGTGTTCGCCAATAACCGGGATGCCTGGCATCTGCGAAACAAGGCTGGCAATGGTGGCTGGCGATCGGTACACGGTAAAAATCTTGTCTGGCGGCTCTTGGCCGATCTCGCTGCCCAGGTACTCCAGCACGCCGTCGCGAACAGAGACAGCCGTCCGAAGACTGCCGTCGTAGGTTGCCACGTCGATGAACTTGAGAGTTTCCATTATCCAGCCTTGGCACGAATCTTGCCGAATTGTAAACCCTGATTGATGGCAAAGCAAATCCACAATTGCCATTGATTTCTAATGATCATGTCGATAATGTATCCCTCTTGATTCCAGAGGAAGACAGCTATGAGCCAGCCGTTCCAGCACCAACAGCTTCTTGATTTTTTGCATTACGACCAAGAAAGCGGGGATTTTACATGGAGGGTTCGCAGAGGAAGAATGGCATACCCAGGAGCAAAGGCGGGAACTCTGTCGTCGTGCGGCTATTATCAAATCGGCCTTCTCGGAATCCGGCACATGCTCCACAGGCTGGCATGGTTTTATGTTTTCGGTGAAATGCCCGAGCATGAAATAGACCATATAAACGGAAATAGGTCTGACAACCGAATATCCAATTTAAGGGCTGCCACAAGAAACGAAAACAACCATAACTGCACGGTAAGAAAAGACAGCACCACCGGCGTCAAGGGTGTAAGCGTGCATCGAGGCAGGTACATTGCCAGGGTTAGAGTTAATGGTAAGCGCTGTCATATCGGCTGTTTCGGCACAATTGATGAGGCGGCGCTAGCCGTGCAAAAAGCAAGGCTAGCGCTTCACGGCGACTTCTCAAGAGATCTTTAAAGGCAGATCTGTATTCCCCTCATACCAATCAAGGAAGTATTGCGCCCGAGCGACCCCGGTGCCGCTATTGGTGATCGAGACGATGAACTCGGTGTTCGCTGGAAGGATGCGCTCGCGACCTTGCAAGGCAAAGGCAACCCCGCGCTGAGGTGCGTTCGCCGAGCCGAAAAACACTTCAGGATCTGCCGCGTCGAACTCAGTTCCGTCGGCAACGGTAGTCACGTTCTTCTTAGCCTGGACGGTTGTCGCCACTTGGGATACGGCATTGTATCCATGGATGGTCAAATCGGTGCCAGCCGTCACTGTGGTCGGGCCGCGAAACAAGCGCAACACCAGTTCTTCAGCGATAAATTGAACCTCGCGAAGCTTGACGATGACCGGCTTCGCATTGGTCTTGACCCATATCTTGCGAGTTGCGCCAGCGGCAATCGTATCAAGCAAGGGCCAGGTCGCACGAAGGTTATACTGCAAGCCATTCTTGACGTTGGCCTCGGTATACGGCTGGGTGATGATTGCGCGCAGGCCGGAGAACGAGCCGTCGGGGGTCATGTCAAGCGGATCATTGGTCCGCCAAATAATCACTCGATAAGTCGTGTAGCCAGTCACTCCAGTCAGGTCGATCTTCACCCTGGAAGCGGGACCATTGAAGCGCCACTCATTCGTGCTGAGCGGATAGACGCCCTGGAAGATGTTGCCGCTGTCGTACAGGCTGCGCGAGACAGTTGGCAGGCCAGTGACGGCGACAGGCAGGCCGCCAGCGTCATAGAAGAGGAATGACACAAGCGCGCCGGAAGCATCCAGGCCCATAGCCGGACTGATCGTTTGTCCATTTTCGATAAAGTAGCGCCTGGACATAATCCTTATTCCTCTTCGACCGTTTCCGGGATGATCATCGTGTAGGTGCATCGGCAATTGTAGTCGGTGCCCGGCAACAGATACAGGCCGTCAACGTCGGAATACAGCCCCTCTGCTAGATCGAATTCCTTGCCTTCTCGATCCTCATGCGACGGACGGACACGCTCATCACCAGCGGTCTCCCAGATGGCCTTGGTGATCCCCAGGTTCTGCGCTCGGATCTTGGTCGTGATGGAGTTGTAATTCTGCACCTGATTTCTGGCTAGAAACTTGGCATGGTTCTTGCGCTCGGACACGACGTCATCAAACTGGCTGACGATGGTATCCAGCGACTCGCCCTGGCTCATGGCGAACAGGGTGTTGTTAGTGAATTTCTGGAATGTGTCGTCTCGCAGAGTTTTGATCCACTGCGCAGTCTCAGTCATCAGTGCATTCGTGGTCGCTTTCATCCCCTCTTTGGCGATCAGGTCAGTCAGGTTGATACCGGTCTTGGCGGCCACGCGCTTGTAGAATTCCTCCTTGGACTTCTTATCCAGTTTTGCCAGTACGGCCTGGCTGATGGTATCAATGCGATCATCGCCGAACTGTTTGAGGATGGACTTTTGTGCGGCCTTGGATAGGCGCAGGAGGATCGAAGCGAAGTTGCCGGTCTGGGCGTCCGCAAACTTCTCCACCGTCCTGACCTGAAGCTGGCCAAGCACCTGATTCTGAAATCGCTTGGCCATGGTATCGACCATGAATTCAATCATGTCGGCCAGCTCATTTTCGATGCTTCGCGGAGACTTGGGCGCCTTGATTGGTGTCGGCTTTGCGGCGGTCAGTTGACGCTTCATTGTGTGCCCTCGATCCGATCCTTAGCGATTGAAAAATATTCGACATCCATCTCGATGCCTATGAAGTTGCGACCAGTGTTAACGCAAGCAACACCGGTGGTGCCGCTGCCCATGCAGTTGTCGAGAACGGTCATGCCTTCGTTGGTGTAGGTGCGGATTAGGTATTCCATGAGCGCGACGGGCTTTTGGGTTGGGTGTCCATCCTTTACGCGAACCTGTGGAATATTGATCACGCTTGTCGGGAAGCGGCGCCCATCGCTCACGGTCGAGTTGTTCGACTGGGCACCATAGCTTTCGGTGGAATGCTTTCGGTTTATGGAGTAAGCATCACCTTGAGTGAATTGCGGGTTATACGTTGGCTGGCGGGCATAAAAAACCGCTACGTCTTCATGTCTACGTAGAGGCTGCCTTTTTGAATTAAGGAAACCCGTGACCTGAGTTTTATCCCAAGCCATGACGTACTTGAACATCTTGAGATTGCTCGTAACAAGCAGTGACGTAAAAGGCTGGCCCGCAGTCAGCACAATCGCGCCCTTGCAAATCCGCTTGTACTGCGCCCAAAGCAGATCCAGCGGAATAACCGAGTCCCACTTGTTCTGCGTCGTGCCGTACGGCAAATCGCACAACACCATATCCACAGACGCATCCGGGACAGATTTCATCAGCTCCAGGCAGTCGCCTTGCATCAGTTGAATAGTCATTATTTGCAGCCCTGTCGGTAAGTAGGCGTTGATAATCGCAAAGTATAATAACTATGTCAACTGAATATCGGTAGACTCATCCGCTACAGGTTCATTCTTTGGCGCCGCAAACAGCTCAGCCCATGCATCCTTCTTGATGACGTCGTGCTCGATCAGATAGGCGTGGCCATCCTCACCCATAGACTCCAGCTTAAGCGCGTTATCGATGACCTTAGTTTCAAAGTCCATACGTTCGGTCGCGGTGCCGCCCTGGTTCTCTTTGAAGCAGACGTCGTCGATTCCGAAGTGGCCGCACAACTCCTTAATCGGATCTTCCAGGTAATCGAACTGGAGGTTTTCGACCATGTCCTGGAACGACTGACGTTCCTGGCTGCCACTGCTGTTCAGACCTTGGACGGACTCGCCAACCAGCAATGGAACCGGGATCGATGTCACCAGCGCTAGGCGGCGAATGGTGATGTTGTCGACGGCGTCCAAGTTGGTCAGCGTCTGCGCGATGCTGATCACATCGTCTTCGCCATCAATCAGGCCATCACCGTAGATACCGCGGATCTCAGCCAGCTTGGCGTAATAGCTGATCAGGTAGTCATCATCGCCGCATCGCACGGCATCAGCGAAACCCTTGATCTTATGGAACAGCGTCGAGTTCTTTTCGAGGATCGCACCACTTGCCCGCTCAACGATGCCGTCGTTGATGAGTTGCGTGTGAATCATTTCAAATTCGCTGATACCACCGTAACGGTAGTTCGGCAGGTCAAGCTCAGGCGGTGCGTAATAGGTGAAGTCGATAACCCTCGACCAGTGGAAGGACTTGCCGCGAACGCTGTAAGTCTTCGGCTTCTGGTAGCGCACATCGTTCAGGTCGATGCTGACATCCATCGGCGTGACCATGTCGCCGCTGAACACGTCAAGCTTGACCTTGGCCAGATCCAGCGGACCAGTGAGGGGTTTCGATAGATCGGCGCCACGCTCATTCAGTAGGATGATCCCGCGACCGAAGCCCAGCATGAATTTGGATGCCTTCTTCACGGCTCGCTGCAATCGGCGCTTGTAAAGTTCCTCGTCCTTGTCGTTCGCAAACTGAAGCGTGTCATTCAGCGCGTAACCAGTCTTGATACTGATTATCTTTGCGCCCAGCCCAGTCTTGAAGATGGCGCGAAGCTGGGCGTCATCCAGGCGAGTCGAAGTGATGATGTTGGTCGCAACAGCAGACCGGCGATTTGCCAGGCCGTTGACGATGTTCGTCATGCCGTCCCTGAACTTTGGCTTGCCATTACCGCCGCGCTTCTTGTTGCTCATAGCATGCTTCTCCAATCTCGCTTAGCGTTCTTCATATGCGACTCAAGCGAATATCTCAGCGAGTCGATGAAGTGGTTGAAGTCGTCAACCGGCTTGTTGGTGGCCTTACCGTTTCTGTCGAGCGCCCAACTGTAGTTGTTGAATTCTGTCATGAATTCGACCAGATGGGCATTAACGATTATTTCGAACTCGCTCAGGAAGTCGATGCCGGCGCTGACAGAATCAGGGCCTTTGGCGGCGCCCTCGATTTTCACGTCCTTTGTTCGGATGTAATCGATTGACTTCGGCTCAGAACTGTCGGCTACCGTCTTGTGCCTGTGCGCCTTCATGGCCTTGATGGTGTCAGCGATCTTGGCGTTGCTCATGCCCTTCTCATAGAAGCCATCGTAGACGTAAATCTTCTTGTTCGGGAAGTCGACGTAGGACTGGCTGAAAGCCGTTGGGTCGTTCGTATAGCCAAAGTCCAGGCCCTGCACACAATCCAGCTTCGCAACCTCTTCCTCGCGTATCAGGCGCTGCGTGACAGACGGGAAGATCAAGCCTTCAGCGGTGCCCCAGTTACCAAGGGCGTAGATGTTGAAGTAGCGCGGGTTTGTCTGGCGCTTGTTCTCCATCACCATCTTGTATTCGGCGTCGATGAACGCGTTGTCTAGGTAGGTTGTGTGCAGGGTGAACACGCCCTCCATCGGCTCGTCGAAGAAAATCTTCTTGATCCAGTGCTGTTCGCTGATCGGGTTGAGTGTGAGGATGATTTGCTTCAGGCATCCATGGTCGCCGCGAAGTCGAAGGTCGAGCTGTTCAAAGTCCTGCTGAGTAAGCTCGGTAGCCTCTTCGCACCAGATGGATGTGACGCCCTCAATGGACTTCAACTTCTCCACGTCGTCCAGGCCGCTGAACATGATCTGAGAGCCGTTCGGCTTGTAGGTAATGGTCTTGTCAGCCAGGTTCACATTGAACTCGCTGGTGAGCTTCCAGCGGCTGATGATGTTGCGAACCAGAGTAAACACGGATCGCTTGATAGTCCGGTCAACCTTGCGGATAACCAGGAAGTTGTGGGCTACATCCTGCTCTTTGAGAAGGCGATAAAGGATCTTGCGGGCCACGATGTGGGATTTACCCGAGCCGGCTCCGCCCCATGCAACCTGGTAACGGCTCTGGTTGGCAAACAATGGCACGAAGGCTGGAGAGTTCTCCTTTACGTGCTTGCGGAATTCAGCCAGGTCTACCATTCATTCGAGCCGTCATCGACGATGCGGTGGGTGTTGTCGACCTTTTGCGCAGCCTCGTAGCCTTGGAGCTTGGCAATCTGCGCCATAGCCTGAAGACTGGAATGAGTCTTGATCTTCGGGCCGTGCTTGCCGACTTCAAGCTCTGAGATAATTGATAAGTCGTCCTCGTTCTGCATGACGTCATCAGGGATCACCCATACAGTTTGCTCGACAGCTTCACCGGTTTCCGGGTCAATGCCGACAACCGTGGTCTTGAACTTGACGATGTCCTTCACGCCCTTCCTTGCGAACAGGGACAGCCGGGCAAGCATCTCTTCACGACTCATAATCGCATCAGAAACAGCTTGCAATTTCATGGAATCCATGAAGGCTTTCACCTTTGGATTTCCTATGATCTGGCAGGCGCTCATATCCGCACCAGGGTCGTCTTTGGCTTTTCCGCCGCCAGCGTAGTACGCAGCTCGTTGCGTCATGCCTGCGAGCACTCCGGTGGCTACCCGCTGCTGCAAATCGGTAAGCTCGTCGAATAGAAGTTTTTGCTCAGCGTTCATGTTGCTCCCCATCCTGTCCGTATGCCTGAAACTATATCACGCCAGCAGAAATGAAAAAGCCCGCTTCCGTGAGGTTGCGGGCTGATGATGCAGATTCGGTTGCTGAATCCGAGTTGACCTGTTTTAGAGGAAGACCCTCAACGACTTGGCCTCGCACGACGGGCATGAGCATCAGCCTGCTCTTACATCTGCATCGGGGTGCCATCTGTGTGGATTCGAACCACGTTGCAGGCTAGGCGATCAGCCCTTACCCCGCGCTACCTCCTGGCAGATGACATTCCGATAAAGACGATTTCCGCATCTGCGGGCTGGCGTCCTACATCACGCATCCATTATCGCTCTTTCGCCATCAGCGCGACTACTGACTACAAGGGAGAACCCGACCCTGGCTAACACATTCATCGCATTGCGCTACCGATGAGGAAGTACGGTCACTGCAAACTTTGCGAAGTTTACCGATGTGCTGACGGTTACAGCGGCGGCGTTGGTTGATTAGTTCCGGTTACCTTTATCCGGAGTTAGCGCTTTCGATCTAACGGTCTGTTCCGATCTGATCCTATCCGATATGGATATTCACTGTCGGTGTAGTCGGTGTAATTGTTATTAGTGTACCGCCTAAAGTGCCGGTCATCCATCTTTAGTATCGGCAGAGCCACCGCAAGATAAGCGATACGCGAATAACAACTCAGATTTAAAGAGCGTTGCCGTCTATTCCGGGCTGTCATCGACAAAACATAATGGCCGTATGTCGAGTAAGCCTTGTGGTGGCCGGTGTCGATCTCCGGCTTGGAGTTGTTTAGGGACTTGCGCGAGTTACGGGATCGATACCGTTGTTCAGATTCGCCAAGCTTCCGGCCCTTGCTGAGCATCGACCTGCTCATTCACCACATCCCAATAATCGCCCACAACCAAAACTATGTCAACACCCTTTCGAAAATGATTTTGCATATCCAGGCTGCGATCTATGCCGTTTTGTAAATCCTGACTTTTAGGTAAGGAAATCAAAGTGCGGGCAGCTGCGGGCAGAGTGCGGGCAGCATGAGCACGTAGGTCTAGCCCTTGTACGGCGTGGCTTTCAGCGATTCTGCGGGCAGTGCGGGCAGTTTTCAGGTGCGCGTAGTTTTAAAAGTCGACAACTGGTTAAATTTTGATCAATAAATGCATTTTTTTTAAAAACTGCACGTAGAGCACGTAAACCACCTCAAAGCCTTATGCGGCGTGGCCTGGAGGTGCGGGCAATTGCTGCACGTAACCTGCACTCACGCTGCACATAAACACGCTGAACATTCGCCTAATGCGCAAATTCAATCGCAAACAGCACACAAACGTTGACTGAACGTAATCGACGCCATAGACTCGCCAAAACACACAGAGAGGGTGCGGCATGACGAAGATTGAAAAGGGGGTTCCTTTGCAGAATCACCAATCCAAAAAGAAGTACCCGTTTGCCAAAATGCAAATTGGCGACAGCTTTTTCTTTGAGGAATTGCCAGAGGTAGAGAGCGCTCAGAATGCCGGCAAGGGTTATGCCAATCGGCACAATCCTGAGTTCAAGATGACGCGCCGCAAAGTCGAGGGCGGCTATCGGTTGTGGCGGATCGCATAATGGATATCGATATCAGCAATCCGCCAGAGTTTGATGTTGCGCCGGTAGAGCTATATACGAACGTCATGCCGGATGATGAAGAGTTCGCAATCGAAGCCTATGACATCGGAGTGTATGAAGAGATACAGAAAAATGTTCCGATTCCAACTCCGGTTGCACCAAGAAAGCCGCGAGCAAAGCGTGCCGAGAAGTTTTCTGAAGTTGATCGAATCGAGCCGATGCTTCAAATCCCGGATGAGCTGATGGATACGGTCATTGGTCGCCTGGCTGAAGTAACTGCTGAATGCCTGGAGTTTCCAGAAGCAAGCGTTTTTATGGCGCTGCTGTCCACGGCAAGTTCAATTGCGTCGACGGCTTATGCCGTTCAGTACGACACCGGCAAGACTGTTGCGCTGGGGTTGTACACAGTTATCGAGCAACCTCCAGCAACGAAGAAAAGCTGGTTGTTGGGGATTGGGCTTGATCCGTACAAGAAGGGTATGAGCGCGCATAACCGAAAGATCGGCGGGCGCATTCGTGAGTTTATCGAGCGCGATCAGAAGCCGCCCGCATCGTTGCTGCCTGGCTTTTATTACACGACCGATCCGACGTCTGCCGGCATGGATAGCCACATGGCGAATTGTTCCGAGGGCCGCTTTGTCGTGGCGTCCGCTGAGCAGTCAGCATTTTCGTCGCTGTTCCCCGATGGCGCATTCCCAAGCAACAACGAGCTGCTGCTCAAGGGGTGGGCTGGCGAGGACGTCGCTGGGATGCGAACCACGCGAAAGGCATATGAAGGGGTTGCACAGGGATCGATCACGCTGGTGGCGCAGCCTGGCTCGTCTCGGCGCGTATTGAATGCTTCTGGCGGCTCTGGATTGGCAGAGCGATTCATCTTCATCTGCGAGCCGGATCTTTTGGGGTTCCGCAAGCATGAAGGTATCCGAGTCTCGAATGACGATCAGGCCGAGTACCGCAAGGCGGCGCAGAGCTGCATTGACATCTATTCGAACAACATCCTGTCGTTTGCAAACTCGGAGGAGCGCATCATTTATGACCCGGACAACCTGATTCAGTTGCGGCCAACCGAGCGCGGCCAAATGGAGTTCCTGTTGCGCGCCAGGAAGAACGAACCGCACATGCAAAGCCTGAAGGAATCCGGCGACATGGTGATGCTGTCCTGGATCGGCAAGTTCGAAACATTCGTGCTGAAGATCGCCGCCATCATTCATGTGTTCGAGTGCCACGCCAGCGGATGCAAGGTTCCGGAGATTATTCCAGATAGCCTGATCTTTGCCTCAATGGATTTAATCGATGCGCTTGGTTCGCACATCCAGCAGCTTATTCGCGATGCCGGCGAGTCGGGTCTTGATGCTGAAGAGTCGGCAGTTATCTCGGTGCTTGAGAGGCCGATGGTGATGCGTTCGCTGCGGGACAAGCTGAGAGGTCGCAAGCCGTTCCGATCAATGCCAGGAAGCGGGTACAAGGCGATCACTGCGAGAATCGATGCAATGCTCAAATCTGGTTCGCTGGTAATCAGCGCCGACGGCAAGATATCGGTGCTCTGATGACCCCGCGCCAAGCGATTCGCCAGCATTACGGAGTTCGCCTCGGACCGACGCCAGCTGACGGCAAGTATCGGTCGTTTGCTATTGATGAGCTGCGCAATGGGTTTTTGCTGGAAGTGGACGATTGTGCGGTTTTTGGCTCAATAATCGATGGTGAATGCATTGTTTTTGATGGAAAAACGTACTCGTCATTGGAGATTGAACACAAAGACCGCAAAGATATTCGTCATGAATGGTTGATCTGGGAGTGCGGCAGAGTGGCTATTGAGCGCGGCGAGATAATTACTATTGAGGATCGCGAGCGTTTGGCGCTGGCTGTCAGGAGGCTGGAGGAATGGCTGTGAATAAGTGGGATTCGATTGTTGAGGATGCTCTTGCGCGGGTTTTTCGGGCCGCGTATTTGGATGTTGATATCGGCAAAGAGTACCGACAAAACGAAATAACCGAGGTCGATGTTGCGCGTGACGAATTCATTTTGCGCCAAGCGCTGTTTGGCGATAAACCAAAGACAGGAGATAAAAAGTGACCGAACAAGAAAGCCGTGAGCAATTCGAACAGTGGTATCAGTACGCGGGAATCTCGCACTGGACGATTCGCTTTCATCGCGAAGATTGCGGTAAGTACACGTTTGTCGGCACCGAGAATGCTTGGCGCGCCTGGCAGGCATCGCGGGAAATTTTGGTGCAGGGGAGTGGGAAATAATGAATATCGCTTTTTCTATCATCGCAAAAATCTTGGCTTGCCGTCCGATTGCGGACAGGCTGATCAATCGCGCAATGAAGACGCCTTATTACCCAATCGTGAAGGACGGCCAGACCTACATGGAGCGCTTCTGGCTGTTCAATCCATATGAAAGCGTCGACGGCCAGCAGATGGGCTCGAAGCACAAATGGTTCCCATGGAACATTCGAATCCACTGGATCCGCCTGCCGGACCAGGATCGCGATATGCATGACCATCCGTGGAATGCACGGACAATTATTTTGCGCGGCGGATATATCGAGCAGCGACTTGATGGCGAGCGCAGCAGGGTATTTGGCGATACCGCAACGCTTCGGTTTGGCGAGTACCACCGAATCAAAACCATCTTTCCTGGTGGCGCCTGGACTCTGTTCATCAGCGGACCGTATCAAGGCACCTGGGGATTTATGGTTGATGGCGTCAAGGTTCAGTGGCGCACCTATCTCGGCCTGGAGGACAAGTAATGACCACAATCCACCAACTACGCACGCAACTGGAATCGGCCCAACAACAATTCCTGTCGGCCGACATCGAGCACCCAACCGCCGTACTGGTCGCCAAGGATCTGCTGACCAATGCCCGCTTCGATTACTGGGCAGCGTGTGCGGATCTGGTTACGCGGTTGCCGTCATCGATCATCGCCAGCAAATCTGCATATGGTTGCACGGCTGATCTGATAGGGATTTGTGAGGAGATCACCGGTGAAAATCTTTGACCTGTCTTTCGCTGACGGCAAGACCTGCCGAGTAATCGATCCAGACCCAGACGAAGACTCTGCCGAATCCCTGCGAAGCTATCAGGCGATGTTCCAGCCAGGATATCTGGTCAGCATGGATCAAGTGATAGCTCCGCCGCCTGCAAAGCTGCCATGGATCCGTCAGACCCAAACGCTATGGACGCTAAACCTTTTCGCGCTAAGCCGCCTCGGGCCGGATGAGTTCCACTGCTTCTGGCCTGGCGGCGAGGTTACCGGCGACAAGGACGAGATATCGGCTGCCGTGCGAATCCACTGGCAGGAGGGCTTGACATAGTTATTATGCAAGCCTACAGTTGCTATGTAGAAACAAAATCCCTGACAGGAGCAAATCATGAATACTCAGATTTTTACCGACGGCATTCGCCAGCCAGAAGAAACCTACATTCTGCCGCTTGGCAAGCGTCGCACTATCGCGCAGTCGATCCGCTGCTCAAGGAATCCTCATCTGGCAGCATCAACATCGTTCAGCCGCCAAGAAATCCTGCGCGATAAAAACATTCTTATCTACCACTTCGAAGACGAATCGTTCCTATCTTTCGAGGTCACCTACACCGCAGTCGAAGACGGTGGCCGCTAGTGATTCGCCTGGCAGCAACTCTGGCAACTTTCATGCTGATCGCCGCCGCAGTCATCTGCGCCGTCGCAATGCTGACTATCGAAGGGGTTATCTGATGAAAAGAAGTCGGCCTACAAAATACGATTTGATCTTTAGCCTGGCAGCGATTGTGGTGATTGTCATGCTGGCGGGTATCAACCAATGACGCCCCATGACCGCTGGCTAGAGCCTGATGAAGAGTCTGAAGTCTGCGAAATATGTGGCGGCCATGGCCGGCATCAAGAGTTCATTGGCACCCAAGGCGATTGGGATGTTTTCGATTGCCCAAAGTGTGAAGGACTAACCGACACCGAGCGACAGCAGAAAGCATTCGACGACTTTGATCCGCCTGACAATGATTTTGGAGAGCCGCTATGACCACCTTCCTACTCGGCTGGCTCGCGCTGGCCTGCATCGTGGCGGCGATCTTCTGCCGCCTTGTTCATAACGCGAAGGTGCGTGATAGGAGCTTCGAGGCATGACCGCATTCGAAAAGGCTACGCCGCGCACCGCGACGGTAAGGCGCGAGACGCAAATCCATTCGATGAAGAGAAGTCGCCGCATTCCCGCAAGCGCTGGGATGCCGGATGGAAAAAGCGAGCGCAGAACACGCGCAACGCCCAACAATAACCGCCCCACCGGGCACAGCAGATTGGAGATTACCGTGAGTGAAGTTCGAATTTACTGCGTGAACGACCTTTATCATTCGATGCAAGGAAATGCGTACGTTGTTTGCGCCGATGCTTATACAGCCGCCCAATCCCATCTCGCTGCTTTGCGGGAAGAGCTGGCCAAGTGCAAGGCTCAGCTTGAGCATTGGCATTCTCTGGATATGCAGCGAGAGCATCGCCTGACAGCCGCCGAGCAGCGGAATGCGGTGGCTTATCACCTGTTGATGCTGTGGTATAGCGAAAACGCTCTCGGACGAATCAATGTGGATGACTCTGCGTATCACGTAGTTACCGCTACCGCCGAACACTTCGACAGCAAACCCACCGAATCGGGAGCAAGCGAATGAGCAAGTTCATTTGGATACTCCGCGCCGCATTGCATATGCGAAAAATCTGCGGCTACTGGTCGCCTCGTAATCTGCAATTCTGCTGGGAGACTGGCGCAACGATCTACGACAACTATGAGTATTGCGACAACCTTTCCGAAATTGGCGAACCCGCTGAAGAAATCGACGAAGAACTCAGCTGCTGGGATTAAGGAGCAAGCGAATGAAACGACGTACATTTGCCTTGATTATTTTCGCCATTCAGATACTTGGCCCAATCGTAGCCGTACTGATCGTGTGGCGCATGAGAGGTGTAATGCTATGACAGGCACCCTAACAATCTCACGGGAGCAAGCGAATGAGCAGTAAAATTGAACCTATTCAACATGATGGTTGGGCCATAGACCACTCTGCGGGCCGGCCTATCTTGGTTTATAAAAAGTGTAGTGTCATTGAATCTGATGACGCCTACTACATTCTTGATTTAGTCCGTAAGGATCAAGAGAAGGCCGCCCCTGCCGTCGAGCACGCATGCCCCGTCCAGCTGGATGGGTGCGATGGATCGTGTGCCCCTGTCGTCGAGCGCCAGCTTCCAAATGGCGCGATAGAGAACGGTCGCGCATTCATGGAGCGTGTTGAACAGCTTTACAACTTCACGGACGAACATGGTCATCAGTTAGCAAACTGCTCTGATTGGCAGGAGTTCGTAAAGTGTTTTGAATATCTGGTCGAGCACACCGCCCCGCCCGAACTCGCCGAACTGCAAGCCACCATCGCTGAACAACGCCAGTTACTCGCTACCCGCGTTGAGGCGTCACGGCTCGATGAGGCGAACGAAACCATTGCACGGCTGATGGCGGAGAACGAGCGGCTGAAATCCGAAAGCTTCGAAAGCCTGTACAACGAGTCGATTGATGAAATCGAGCGGCTGAAGGGTGGGCAGGGTGAGGCGGTGGCGTGGGGCAATACTTCGGATCTTGCAGCGATCGCTGGGGGCGCTCTTTGGTCTGGCACACTTTGGGGGGTTAAAAACCATCCAATTTATGAGGCTCGCATACCCCTCTACACCTCGCAGCCCGCTCCTGTATCGGTGGTTCGATGTTCTTTCTGCGACGTGACAGGCGAGTCCGGAAACCCTTGGAGCTGCCAGCATGAAACCGTCGATGGTGTTCTGATATATCGAGTGATTGGCTGCAAAGACCATAAACACTTGGTTGACGCCTGCCTCGACAAGGTCAAGGAGATGAATCAATGAGCAGGATGCTGATCACCCAGGAACAAAGAAAAAAAGCACATGAAATGCGTATGGCTGGCGAGCCATGGCAGGAGGTAGAAATAGCAACTGGGGTGTGCTGGCAAAGTCTTCGCAAAAATTTAAAACTTAATGGACTTGAAATGCAAGGTAAGGGCGCAAAGAATCCGGTCGGAAAGCTCGCGGCTCCTTCGCACGAGATCAGATTCCACGTTATGAGACTAGGAACCAGAAAGAACGTAGCCAAGCTTTACGGATGCGGATATGTGACCGTTTACCAGGCTTTACCGTTGCAGGATATCGACCTTTACAATCGTGGGCAGATGGTAAATATCGGAGGTATTCTTGCAAAGAAATGCATCCAGTGTGAAACGGCCAGGGAACTTGAGAGATTTTGGGCTAATCCATCAGCTGCATCGGGCTGTCGCGAGACATGTGACATATGCCGAATGAAAATACAGCAGGAGAAATACGGAATTCATTGATATACGCGCTGCTCAATAGCCCGCCAAGCGCGGGCTTTTCTTCGCTTGCATTTTCTCCAGGCAATAAAAACCCCATCCGAAGATAGGGCAACCCTGGCAGGCACTTGACAGGAGCAGAACCGGGGATCTTCAGGCTATCCGCAGCACTGCTTTCTGTCAACCTTGGCGTAAGGATCAAGTGGCAGCGCGATGATTGCGCGGCCTTCGTCAGCATGGTGATCAGCATCGGACGGATCGCAGCCAATGTGCGTGAACCGGTCCTTGCAGTTGGCCAGCATCCAATTGAAGTTGTCGTATTCCATGGCGCATAGGACACGGCTGCGACCGCATTGCGACCACCACAGGCGCCAGGCGTGTGCGTATCCGATACAGATAATTGTTTTACCGTCGTGTCCGCCTTCTGGTTCGAGGATGGCGGTAGAGCCGAACGATGGGTTCCCGGCTGCGTAGTTGATGCCGGTGCTACTGATCGCGGCGACGTTGGTTGTCTCGCCGATGTTGTTGATCAGCGGGACGATAAGTGATGCTTTCAGGTTAAGGCACTGTACATTGGAGGCGGTGTTGTTTTGCATGAGGTATTTGTGCTGTTCAGTTGGTTGGCAGATAGAGAGGAATTTTGCGGCTTTCTCGCGGTCTTCGGCATGGCCTGGCAGATTGCAGCGAGTTGCGCGGATAGCTTGTTTGCGTGGAGTCGCGTCGACAGACTCAAGATTCAGCTCGCCAAGGATCGATTGCACGGCATCACGAAACGACAGGCCTTGATGCTCCATCACGAACTTTACAGCGTCGCCGCCAGCTCCGCAGCCGAAGCAATAGAACATGTCCTTGCCTTCGCTGACCGTAAAGCTCGCCGACTTCTCTTGATGGAATGGGCAGCGTGCCGACCAGTTCTTCCCTGTCTTTTTCAGATCCGGCAAATACCCGCGAATCACGCCGACAATGTCTTCATTGGCGCGGTCGACGACGTGCTGCGGAACCAGCTGGCCGCTCACTTCTGAAGCCCGAGCAAGGTAGGCAGCTTGATGGCGGGAATGCGACCGCGTGACTTATACGTGTGGTAATCGCTGACCGAGATGAAGGCTGCCGAGCATAAGGCTTTAACGCTACCGAACTGCCGCGCCAGGTTGACCAGCAGTTTCGCATCCTGGGTCTGCGCGACTGGCGGCTCTCCTGGCACCGGGCCTGCGAAATCACGCGCCCACTCTTCAGCGGTCAGATCAGGCCGGAACTCTTCTTTTTCGCGACCGGTGACTTCGGCCAGCGTATAAGCCGCACGCCGAGACATATAGCCGCGCTGAACCCACATGCCGACGGCAGCAGGACGAAACCCGGTAACGCGGCCAAGTTCGGCATTCGATCCGAATTCTTCGATGACGCTCGCCAGTGCGCGGCCTCGGTCATCTTGTTGCAGGTCGATTGGTGGCATAATTAATTCCGTGTTGACATAGTGATTATGTTTCGCGGATAGTACCACCTGAGCGATAATTATGGCAATCGAGAATCCACTAATGAAAACGCATTGCAGATGCCGAAATTGCTTGGCCAGGCGCAAGCTGAAGATGCACCCGGACGCCTACAAGATTCAACCGAAATGCCTATGCGGCGCCCGAGACTGGCGCAAGGACGAATACCGGCACCGAGTAGAAAAACCGCAGATGCACGCCAAGACCGGACGGTATGCCGTTTGCCATAGCTGCTTTCATCATCCGCACCGTATCGGCTCGCACGGTTGCATTTTTCACACTGACGGCAGTTATCGGGATTTCTTCGAATCTTGATTGCCACGAATGATTGATATAGTTATTATCCGAACTCAAATGACAGGAGCAAGACCATGACCAGAATTACCACGGCGCTGAAAGATGCGGTCGTCAAGAATGCAGTAGCGAAGTCAGGCATAACTGGCGAGCTTGAGGCGATCAAAATAAAGCGGTTCGCATGGGCTGAGCGCGTACGGATTGAGGTTATCGGCGGACCAGAAAAGTCAGCCGAGTATTCCAAGATCAACGCCGAGGCATCGATCGCCTACAGTGCTTTGCCTCAGGAAATGAAAGACCATTCCAATATTGTTGAGCGGCGCTCGTCGTTTTACGTAAACCTCGCCGGACTTTCGGTAACCGTGAAATTGAACGGTTATAGTGAGGCGCCGAATAATAGAATGGCTATCACGGCGTCCAGTCCTCTTTGTCAAGAATTCCACGATATTGAAGCCGAAGAAAAAGCGGCGGTAGAGCGCGGAACGATTATCGAAAACCAAGTGCGGGCCACGCTGGATAAATTCGGCACCATAAAGCGGCTTGTCGAGGCGTGGCCGGAAGTTGTCGAGCTGCTACCGCCAATTACTTCGGCGCCGAAATCGAATCTTCCGGCCATACAGGTTGCGGATCTCAACAAGCTTGTCGGTCTTCCTTCCGCCGAATAATTCCATCCTCGACAGGAGCAACAAAATATGGGATTTACCCTCAATAACATCGCATCCGACAAAGAAAACACGGCAGCCAAACGCGGTGATTCGATCCGCGCTCAGCTCAGCAAAATCAAGATCGTAAACGGCTTCAACGAGCGTGATTTCCAGCGCGAAGACGTGCGACTGCATATCGCCTCAATCGTAGCCGCCTTGATCGCTGGAGAGCCTATCCCCGCGCTGGTCGTCTGGACCAATCCTGAAACCGGCGATATCGAGCTGGTCGACGGTGAATGCCGGTACTGGGCCTATAGCGATTTCGCTGGCGAATACCCGGATCGCTTCGACGGCTATGTAAATGTCGTTCCGTTCCAGGGCACTCCAGCGCAACGCAAGGCCATGGTTGCCAAGAGCAATAGCCAGCTAGCGCTCGATCCGGTTCAGCGTGGCCGCGTCTATCTGTCCCTGCGCGATGAGCACGGCATGACCCGGCAAGAAATCGCCGTAGAGATGAACAAGTCGCTGGCGCATGTTGATCAGCACATCATTTTGGCTGGCGGTAGCATCGAAATTCATCAGGCTATCGAGGCTGGCAAGATCTCGCCGACAGAGGCTGTGAAGCTGATCCGCGACCACAAGGAAGATGCTCCGGCTGAGCTTGAGCGCCGACAGGAAGAAGCTGCTGCGCTCGGAAAAAACAAAGTGACCGGCAAAACCGCTCCGAAGAAAGCGCCGAGTCGCCCGAAAGTGGATATGGTCGTTTCGAATGCGGTTGTGCTGGTCAACTCTCTCGGAAAGGATTTAGCCGACAGTATCGCCGAAGGCCTGGGTCTCGATGATTACGTCAAGGTTAACGCCGACGCTCTAGCGGACCTGATCATGGCCGTCAACGACATGCGCGAATCTGGCAAGTCGCTGGATGCTGATCGCCAGGTTGAATTGCCGATTGAATGAGGACATAATTGTTTTGCGCAGGCCGTGAGACGCCGAAGCAAAACAGGATCGACGGCTAACCAGAGCCTTTTGATGTTCGCTGTTCCTTGCAGGATTGACCGCCGTCGATCCAAGTCCTGCCGGGAGTCTCACCAGCGAACAGTCAAAGGGCTTTTTTGTGGGTGGTATTTATGGGTTTAGTTTATGGAGTGGGCTTATACGAGAAGGGGCGATATCCGGCCTCGATCAACAATAAGCTGACCAAACCTTACAAGCTTTGGACCTCAATGCTTCATAGGTGCTACAGCTCGTTATCGCTTGAATTAAAGCCGACCTATGGCGCCGTCACAGTATCTTTGCAATTCCTTGAATTCCAGAGATTTGCCGAATGGCTGGATAGTAATTATGTGAGCGGCTGGAGCCTGGATAAAGACATCCTTGCGCCAGGCAATAAAGTTTATTGCGCCGAGCGATGCTGCTTTGTACCCATGATCATAAACACTCAGCTCAACCATAACCGGGTCAGTCGTGGACCGTGGCCGACCGGCGTCACCCAGTGCTCTACCGGGAAGTTTCTCCCAAAACTGTCGGTTCGTGGTCGGACCTTGAATCTTGGTAGGTTCGATACGCCTGAAGCCGCGAGGGAGGTTTATTTGCAGTCGAAACGAAAATATCTAGACGAACTCGCCAACCAATACAGAGAGCAAATGCCTGACCGGGTATATGCAGCTCTACTGAAATTTCCAATCGAGGAAGACTTTAATGGGATTGCTTAGCCACCAAAAACCAGTTGTTGCGGCACTGACTAAGCATTTCCGCACAAGGCAAACAGTTAAGTTTGGCGAGCGCGACATTCATCCTCCAGCAATAGCTTCCGCCTCGGTATCCTCCGGGAAAAGCGTGATGATCGCCGAATGCGCGAAAGCTGTACGTGACGCCGCAGCTAGTCGAGAAAAACCATCCACGGTATTCGTTCTGGTGGTTCAAAATCAGGGTTTGCTCTGCGAACAAAACGCGGCGGCAGCATGGGACATCGGAATGAAGAATTCCGTGTTTTCCGCCTCTTGCGGCGGCAGAAAGTCCACCCACTATTCCGTGGTTTACGGGACTATCGGGACTATTGCGAGAGCGCTCGAACAATACCGGTTCTCGGCATTTACCCCTGAAGAGCTGGCGCTTGATCCTGAAAAGCGCTCAAGACTCGGGAAGTGGCACCCTGATCTGATTCTTATTGATGAAGTCCATCAGGTTCCTTTCGAGAATCCTGAGTCACAGTATATGAAAGTGCTGGCTCATTTTTACGACCAAAAGCCTCACATGAGGCTGGCAGGCATGACCGGCTCTCCGTTTCGCGGAACGAATTCCATTGTGGGCAATACGCCCGATCACCTCTGGAAATCAGTAGCCAGCATCTCGCCGCAAGATAGTGATTATCCAGAAGGCGGCGTAGGTGACGGTATAATTTCTACAGACTTCAGCATCGAACAGGGCTGGATTGTCGGGCCGGTCTTTGGCTATCCAGACGATGAAAGCGTCCACTATGATTTCTCGGAGCTGGCCGCAGAAGAATGGTCTTACCCCGAGCATGAGCTTGATGCTGCCGTCAGCGACAAAGAGCTGTGCCTTGCGATATGCGCCGACTTTGTGCGCAAGTCTGAGAGTCGCAGAGGGGTACTGGTGTTCGCGGCGACCAAGCGGCACACCAGGCAGATTGCAGCCGCGCTGAAATTGCTCGGTGTTGACCCAGAGCAAATAGGCATCATCACGGAAAGCACGCCGCAGAAAGATCAGACCAGAATTTTGAACGCTGCCAAGGCGGGCAAGCTGAAGTACGTCATAAACGTATCTGTACTGACCACGGGAATTAACTGTGCCGAATGGGATGTTGTAGTTTTCATGCGCCCGATAGCTTCAATTGTGCTGCTGATCCAGGCTATCGGCAGGGTCTTGCGACTCCTGTTCTCGCCTGGCGATATTCCTATGCTTGAGCGTGACGCGCTAACCGCGGACGAGCGGAAGGCGCTCATAGCCGCCAGCGGGAAGCCTGACGCGCTTGTTCTAGATTACGGGGGCGTGATGGATGCCCTTGGCCATTTGTACGAAAGTCAGATTCTTGACCAGGCGGAACTGGACAAGGCAAAAAAGGAGAAGAAAGATCTCATAGAATGCCCCAAATGCATGAAAGAACACGGCATTAGTACTATGAACAGCCCTAATGCAAGGCGCTGCATCGGCATGACAGGCAAAGATCCGCTCACGGGCGCAGCTCAGCGGTGCGATCATTTCTGGCATTTCAGGCTTTGCCCTAGATGTAACGTGCAAAATGATCAGGTGGCAAGGGAATGCAGAGGCTGCAAAACAACATTGATAGATCCGAACAAGCCACTGAACAATAAGAGTTACTCCGATGGCGAGTCTATTCCTGTTCGCTCGATGAAGGCTGGTCACGGTGCTGGCGGCAAACTCTGGTTTCGCTACGAACTTTCAACCGGTGACACGCCGATGGAGATCTTCTATCCGCATGCCGGCGAGAACAAGAAGGTCAACAATATCATCTGGGAAAAGTTCGTGGATGCGCTGCCGATTGATCAGCGGTCGCGTCTAAGGTTGCGGGCGATGAAGGCTGAAACCGTGATGGAAAATATTGAGCTTATTCCGGTTCCGGCTGAAATCAGTGCGAGAAAAAAAGGGAGTCGTTGGAGCATCGGAAGGCGCAAATATGAAGCAATGGAGGTTATCTAATGGCTGCTACCGATTATCTGCATATAACCCCAGAAGAGATATTTGCTGCTTTTTATGAGGTCGATGGGATTCTTTATAACAAAGTTAAGCGATGGTCAGCCCTTGTTGGCATGGAATCAGGAAACCTGAGCCCTGATGGTTACAGGGTTGTGTGCTTTAAGAAGCGAAAATCACTCAAAGCTCATCGCATTATCTGGTGCTTAAGGAATGGCCGATGGCCGCTTCCGGGCATGGAGATAGATCACCGCGACGGAAACAGATCGAATAATCGAGACGGCAACTTGCGCGAAGTCCCCGGAAGAGGAAATTGTCAAAATTCAGCACTCAGGAGTGACAGCACAAGTGGTCACGCTGGAGTTAACTGGGCTGCTTACACTAACAGATGGCGCGCCAGAATCAGCCACAAAGGAAAGACATACTGCCTTGGATATTTCGATTGCAAGGATGCCGCTATATCGGCCAGGTTAGAAGCCAAGCGAAGACTGCATGAATTCCAGCCTATTCCAAGGGATGCAATCCAATGATCCGCATCTACGACAGCGGCTATCGGGGTGATTGTCGAGTCGAAACCATGGAGCAAATCGACTGTGCATCCTGGCTGCAATTCAATCATCCTGAGCGTTGGCCATTGATCTGGCACACGCCGAACGAGCAGAAGGCGACGGCCGGCTACATGCAGAAGCGCCAGAAGATGGGCGTCAAGGCTGGAGTCTCGGACATCATCGACTTCGGACTGGTTCGCGGGGCGTTTGAGCTGAAGCGGGTAGACAAGTCGAAGTGCAAGGTCAGCAAGGAACAGCGCACGTTTCTACAGGCTGTCGCTGACTCTGGAGGATTTGCCGCCATCGTCTACGGCTTCGAGCAGTTCAAATTGGCCTACGCCGACTACCTGGTCTTCATAGCCTCAAAGCAGTTGACATAGTTATTATCTTGATCCACTATCTCAGCACCTAAAGCAGTATACATGACAGGAGCAATACAGTGAGCGACCAAGAGAAGAGCCGATTCGATTTATTCAAGGAGGCTTTTGCAGCAGACCGCGAAGGCCATCAGCAGCGCATGCAGGAAGTCGGCATGTTCTGCTTTGATAAATACATCACCTCGCTTAGCAATCTGCAATCCAATATCAACACGGCCATGATGGTCTATCTGTTTGGTGATCACCCTGGCCGCCATCTGGCTGAAAAGTTCGCCGTCGAGTGTCGCGGCAATATGCTTTATTGGTTCCGACAGCTCAACGATGAATACCGATTCTTCATCCTGTACGAGCTGAAGACCAACAAAAACCTTTTTGCAAATTCCTGACAGGAGCAATAACCCATGGCATCACCAAAAGAAATCGATCTGGTTTGCGATATCCAGCGCATCTGCGTTCAGATCAATATGCAGAGAAACTTCAATGCCTTCTGGAATTATTCCGGGCATGTCTCTGGGTTGGATGTTTTTATGTACAAAGCCCCGTACTCATCGGATTCCGTCTTTGTTGATGGCTGGGGCGTATGCGACCGAACCATCTACCTTTCCACTAATTACATGCCCGGCCTCGGCGAAAAAATCGAAGACGTCATTGCTGGAAAACTTGAGCAGCTTGAAAAGCTCAAGGCTGAACTGTCTAAGCTTCTCGACGTTGACGCTGACGGGGTGCCGGTATGATCTACGAAAACCTCCCAGCCGAAGACTACTTCGCCATCGAAGCGGCCAGCAACTCAGGACTGAAACTGATCCGCCGCAGCCCTGCGCACTTCAAATACAAGGAAGAAAAAGAACCGTCGCCAGCAATGGCTATGGGCACGCACCTGCACATGGCGCTTCTGGAGCCTGAGCGCTTCGATAAGCACTACATCGTTGCTACTGAAGCCCTGGACAAGCGCAGCGCTTATTACAAGGGGCTCGTCAAAGACGTCGGAGCCGACCGCGTGCTGACGCTCACCGATCACCGCAAGCTGATCGGCATGCAGGATGCCGCGTATCGCAACAAGCGTTTTGCTGCCTACATGAAAGCGCCTGGTCGAAATGAGCTTTCGGTAGTCGCAATCGACCCAGAAACCGGCGTGCAAGTGAAGTGCCGCTTCGACCGCATGGGCGACTCGATTTTCGCGCTCGACGTGAAGAAGTGCCAGGACGCTCGCGGTGTTGAATTCACTAAGCCGATCACCAACTACGGCTACTACCAGCAGGTCGCATTCTACAGCGACGTGTGGTTCTGGGCGACTGGCGAGCGCCTGAAGGAATTCCCGCTGTTCGCCATCGAAGAGGACTCGCCGCATGGCACCATGTTCCACGACCTTGACGAGATCGCCATGGAGCTTGGGCGTATTCATTATCGTGAAGCGCTGAACACTTATGCGCGCTGCCTGGAGTCTGGAGTCTGGCCAGCGTATGCAGATGAATCGGAAGTCACTAGCGTGACGAGCTGGGCGGCTAACGAGCTGCTTGGCGATGTTGATTTTGGGGGTGTTTGATGGCCTGGGTTGAGTTTGAAAAGCGACAGCCGAAACAGATGCAGTGGGTTGCAATTCCATGGAAAGGCGTCTTTAAGGTCGGGCAGTTCGATGCTAAGCATCCTTTCGGGCCGGTAATTGTTGATCACATCCAAGGTAAGTGGTGGAACGGCTTCACGCACTGGCAGCCACTCAATCAACCAAAGGCAAAATTATGACACTTACGGCCGAAGACCTGCAACGCGCCACCCAGGCGAAGTCAGACCAGCTCAATAGCTGTGACATTCTTGGCGGCTCACTGGTCGCCAAGATCATCGACGTGAAGTCCGGCAGCAGCGAGCAGCCAGTAATCATCGTCATCGACTCATGGTCGCAACCCTGGAAGCCATCCAAGACCTCCCTGCGCGTCCTGTGCGCTTGCTGGGGCAACGAGCCTCAGCACTGGATCGGTCGCACAGCCGTGCTGTTCTGCGATGAAACCGTGAAGTTTGGCGGCGAGGCAATCGGCGGTATCCGTACCAGTCACCTTAGCCATATCAGTGGGACGAAGAAGGTTGCGGTCAATACGACGCGAGGCAAGAAGGGCATCCAGACCATCGAGCCGTATTATCCGCAGGACGACGCTCCGCCAGTGAATGCCGAGCCAGTCTTCTGGCCCGACGAAGCATTCGCTAAACGCCTGGCAGCAGCACAGCAAAAGATCGATTCCGGCGAGCTGACTGCCGAAGCATTCATCGCCACGCTAGAGAAGAAAGCACCCATGACTGCAGGTCAGAAGGCACGGGTTAAGCCGACACCGGTTTCGATTGTCGAGGACGATGAGCCGCCGCAGTATGATGGAGACAACGTATTCGACTACGATATTCCGTCGTAACACGCAACCCAATCAGCCTGCATTCGTGCGGGCTTTTTGTTATCTGGTGTTGACATAGTTATTATGCGGGCATAATATCGGGCCAACAGAAACGAACAGTGGAGCGCAGTGATGAATATTTATAGCTGGCCAAGTCATCAGATCTTTCAAGAGAATAGTAAAACCATTCCTGGCAAGCCTCGGCCATTTATTTCGATGCCGTCTCAGGCAAAGGAAGTTTTGCGCGAACACGAAGACGGCACAGGCTTCACGCTGACAACTCAAGATGCCGCTTCAGCCTTCGCCATGGCCGAAAAAATGGCATTCAGCGGTAAGCATTATTCGATCAAACTCAGCGGCCAGAAAGGTGGCGAGTGGGTTGTGGTTGTGACGGAGGTGCAATCGTGATTCTTGCAAGTCGTAACGGGTTGCTGTGCGCCGTCAAGCTTATCCGCGAAACCGATAAAGCTTGGATCATTCAGTACGCCGGCGAGAAGAAGAAGGAAACCCGCGTATCGAAAAACGGCGACCGAAAAATGTTTGGGTGCGTATCAGACGCTGAACGCTGGGTCTTTACTGGAGCGGAATCATGAAAAACAAAATGCACCGCGACCTGCCCTGGAAACCAATGCACTGGGTCGGCGGCAAGACGCCAATCAACCTGTCCGAGCTGAGTGATGACACTGTCGAGAAATATGCGGCAGTCAAAGCTACGTCGGCAATTTTTCGAGCGATGCGGAAATGACGACTATCGGCATTATCAACGATGAAGAATCAACAGTTGTCATCGACGAATATCAAGCCATTATTGATGCCGCTGACCGACACGGACTGAAGGTTATTGTCGTTGGCTCAGCTCATAACATGGGTTGCGAGATGATGCGAAAGATCATTGATAGCGAGCGATTTGAAATTGTCCAGCAAAGGCCTGTTGGCTGGGTTCGGCCAACCAGAGACAGTCGATGCGGTGATGGGCCTCGCGACAAATGGGGGCGACTCAAATAAAAAAGCGCCCTTGAGGCGCTTTTTCTTTTCTTTCCATATTACTTATCCGGCTTCGTCACAGTGCCAGGCTGCACGGCGAATTCGGTAACAATCGCGTTCTGCTTTTGCGATTCCTTGGTCATGCCAAACCAGAAACCCATCACTTCCTTGGTCATCCCCAGCCACAAGCCGAGAACGGTGCCGACAGTCAGCGCAGCGGTAGGATCCTTGATCACTTCATTTGCCCAGCCGATCAGCACCGCGACAACCACGAACAGAGAGCCTCCCAACATAATGAACGTCAGGGCTGGCCGCACAATGTCATTCGGCTGCTTGCCTGCTAACTGCCTGGCGCTATCCCGATCAGCAGCTTCGGCGGCATATTGCGCGCCAGCAGCCTGAAGCCGAATCGTTTCCGCCTGAACGGTCAGTTTCTCCAGCTCGACACGCGCATTCAATTGCAGCTCTTGCACGCGAACCATGGCGTCAGGGTTTCCAGCAAGCGCCACGTTGACCGCGTCAGGGTCATTCGGCACATTCAGTGCGCTGGCTACTAAAGCGCCTACAGCGGCGCCAGCGGGGCCGCCAAGCAGAGTGCCGACGATTGGCGCGGCTCGCCCAACGATCCCGCCGATATCAGACCAGTTCATTCATCGATCTCCAAATTGTCGGCAATGCGTCGAGCCCAGCCCTTGCCGAAGGTTGGCCATGTTGCCAGGTCAGTCATGAAACGCAGGCGGATAGCACTGTATTTGGCTGGCGTCACCATTGACGCGGCTGACAGAGTGCGAGGGCCTATCAAGCCGTCTTGCGTAACGCCTGCCGCACGTTGGAGCCACTTGATAGCCTGTCCTGCTCCGCTATTGACTGCCGCGTCAAAGACATGAAATCGCAGATGATCGGGCAACTGGTCAGCTTTGATCGGTGCCCAGTAATCCTTTTCGTAAATCGACAGCGCTACCGATAATGGAAGGTTGCGCATCTCACCCTGATAGCCATTTGCTCTGGCGACTCGCTGAGTGATGCCGAAATTCGTAGCGCCTCCAGGGTCGCGAGGATGATCGACAAATCCACCCTCATTGCCGAGCAGATGTTTCAGGGATTGCTCAAGGTTCATTTGCTCTCAACTCCAGGCTTGCACTGGCTGATCAAGCTGGCAATTTCCTTGTCCTTCTTGGTCAGTTGGCGCATATAACGGTTATGCAGACTGGCACGCTCTTTGGCGCCGCCCTCTGCAATCTTTTCGAACGATTCCTGATACCGCATTGAAGCCATTGAATAGCCGAAACCAACAGCCAACGCAATGGATAGCGCGCCATAGCACAGAAAACGGTTGCGCTCTTTCGTAATCCTGATCGGATCGCAACTATGAGATTGATCGGACATTTGAACCTCCAGCAAGCCTTCGAACTTCGGCGCGCAACTCGTCGTTTTCTTCGCGCAGATTCTTTAGCTGCTCGATCATCACGGCGTTTTGCGCTTTCATTTCCGACTGATCGATGATGATTTGGTTCAGCTTTGCCCGGTAATCGTCAATTGCGTTTTCGGCTTTCTCGGCCCTTTCCTGCCATCGGTCGCGGTCATCAGTCAGAATCGTGACCTGCGTTACATCGTTTTTCTGGGACTGCATCCACTTATTCAGCGCCGCCATACAGGCAAAGAAGACGCCGACAGCCGTAGCGATTGTGGTTGGCAGACCGGTCAGGCTAACAGGGTCATCCATGCTTGATCCTTGGCGAAGTTGTTGCGCCGCCCTTACAGGTGGCGCATTGGCATTATCGTCAAGATAACACTTATTGATCCAACCCCAAAACCGGGGCGACAGACAGCGCAAGCATGCTGAAGCAGGTCGCCCTGGTCATGCGAGATCTGGCGCCGACGCCGAAACAGTGAGATCCATGCCGCCTACTGGCTGAACTGGCCAGACGGCATCAGGCGGCCAGCCAGCTTGCGTGGTGACGCGCCCCAGATAAATGGCGTAACGCTTCCATTCGAGCAGTTGCGCCTGACGCAGTGGCAGCTCGGCGATCTCGGCTGGCGTTGCTTCTTCCAGCTCAATGGCGTCATTCAGAACTCCGATGCGCGCCGCGAGCGCCACCTTCTGAGCCTCTGCTACCTGCTTAAATCCTTGGAGCTTGGCGCTTTGACTGGCCAACACTTCCTCGGGGCTCGGAACATGCGGCGGGAATGGATGCAGCGTGATTGTCCCGTCGGCATTGAGCATCCAGATGCCGCTATCGTCTTGAGCGGTATGAGCCCAAAAGTCATATTCAACCTCTATGGCTTCTTCTGGGATGTTGTCTTTGCTGTCGACCAGGCGAGTGATCAGGACGCCGTCGGCGCCGAACAGAATGTAATATTTCGTCATTTGATGATTCCTTATTTGCCGATAGCCAGAAGAGCCAGGCCGGTTGGGGCCGAGATAGCCGCGCTGTTTGCGGACACGGCAAATGCGCACGCGGTAAGCCCAGGCGTTACCGGCTGAACAGAGCGCGTCACTACGTCGGCGGCGGTGGGCGCATACACGGTGCCCCAGCAGTTATATACGGCGGTCGTGAAGGCCGTAGGGTAAGACCATGCGTAACCACCGGAAACGCCAATGGTTGCCCGAGACCACTGAATGATCAGGCCGCCCATCCAAGATGGAAAAGTGATGTAGCCATTCTGCGCGAGGAGGGCTCCAAACCCGAATCGGAGCTTGGCAGGCGTTACGGCGAAGTTGCCTGCCGTGCCCGCATCAACTTCGGCTTGAGATGCCACCTCGGAAATACCCGCAACAGTCTCGGTCGATGGCACATAAAGCTGCGACCACTGAGTAGGCGATGAAGCCGGAGTGTTACCGATGTTGCTATCAACAAGGGAGCGGTAGACCACGCCAGCCACATTGCACAGGCCGCCGATATAGTATTCCTGAAGAGCGTTATATTCGGCGATACCAGCCTGATGCAGATAGGCCAAGAGCTGCCCGTGCGTGTATGAAACGGCGTTGAAGTCCTCAAGTGTCGGCTGATCGGACGGACCGACAATTCCCCAGCCGCGCAAGAAATCAGCCGTGAATTGACTGGTAAGGTCATTCGCCTGAGTGACATCGCCGAAGATGGTTCGTTCGGTCCCGAGCGCAGCGGAAGCGAAAGCCTTGAGGTTGCCGAGGAACCGTGTAATTTTTGCCATATCAGATCACCTTTCTTGCGAAGAACCCGCCGACGCGGGCCAGGTCGAATTTGCTCGCGAAGCCTCGCGAAAGAATGTTGTTGGAGAACCCGAACGTTACGCCAGGCTCAGCCTGAATGATTACCTTGTATCTTACCCCTTGCGGCTTCGGCAGCAAATTAAGCGCCAGAATTAGTCGCAGTCGATCCAGGCTCACAACTGGGGAGACGTACAAAGTAAGCGTCATATCGAGGTTGTCGACGACATAGGCGCGGCCATCGAACGCGGACAATACAACGTTCTGGATGCCTATATATTTGTCGCTCGATATATACCCTGAGGCTCTATTTTTTGCCGCCTTGACGCGGATGAAAAATCTATAGTCGCTATCTCCAAGCTGAAGATCAGTAAAGGCGGAAGAAAACTTGCTATAAAATGGGCCGCCGATTCGCGAAGGATCAAACTTACTGGCAAACCCTTCGTCACTCGGGTTGATACTGAATCCGAAATAGATCTTCGGAATGATGTCAGGGACTGATCGGCTGATGCCAACAATCCTGCCAAGCACATCAAGCTGCGCGCCGATAGCATTATCCAGATCGAAGGCCGGGTCCAGCGCCTCAAGGAATGCCCGCGTTGTTTCCCACGTCGAAGCCTGAAGCTCGATTTCGGCTTTGGCTTTCGGCTTCTCCCAATACTGTTTAATCAACAGATTGACAGTTTCGTCGACCATCGCCATTAAGGCACCTCGGTGATGGTGATGTTCGCGGCAAGGATTTCGAACTTGGCGCCAGGCGCAGGAGAGAGACTGCCGTCAGTGAAGGTGATGTTGTCCTTGCTGATCTTCATCAGCGTTAGAATGAAGTCGTCGCCAGCCGTATAGGCGGGGCAGTACAGCGCCGAAGCCTCCAGCGCGGTCCCGATATAAAACTTGTAGGCGGCGATCTTCTGCTTGATCAGCGCCACGTCGACAGGCACAAGCGGATTGCGGCGCTTTGCGGTCAGTGTCACATAAATCGGCGCCATGACTGGCCGGTCAAAACGACGGATCTGATTCACGATGAAAGTGCTGCCGTCTGGCCGCGTCAGAGTTTCGGGGATCGTCGCCTGAATAGCGCCTTTGATACCTGTTCCGCCTGTTTTCTGGAACAGCAAAACCTGCATGATGTCGTCAATCGTGCCACCCTCGACCACCGCCCAAATGCTGTGCGCGTCCAGACTGTTGACCGTATCGAATACATCGGAGTCATTATCGTAGACGCGGGCATCGGTCACGCCAGCGGTGTTCAGCAGGCGAGCGGCCAGGGAATTAGTGGTCGAGAAGGCCGGGTTTTCCAGGCTCAGATTGCGCTTCTGTACGAGCTCCTCATCAGTTTCTTCATCCTTGCCCGGTTCTGCATCGACGGCAGCCGTAAAACCTGTGACGCCGAGGACAACAGTGACCGGAGTGAACACGGCGCCAGCAAGACCGGTGACGGCTCCGAAGTCGGTCGCCTGGAAGGTGATCGGCGATGTCCCGATAGGCAAGATGACCGGCGCTGGAAGTTCCCAGAGCTGGCCGAGATCATCAGATATTTGATATCCGGTCGGCAGCGTCAGGACTCTGGTTGTTACAATGGACAGATCCCAGAAAGACCGGGTCGCGGGGCGCGGGAAGATGCCGGAAAGCTTAGCGATCTTCGCCTGAAAGATCCCGCGAGCGAAGTCCGGGTCGAAGTTGTTGGCGATCCACAGGCCGAACGCCTGCATGTCAGCCCGAGACTTCGCCTCAATGGCTATGCGCTGGCCGTCCGGGCTCTCTTGGCTGAGATTGATGTCGACGCCGTAGATCGCCCGATACCCGGCTTCAAGCTCGGCAAGGATATCGTCGAAGCTTTGAATCGTAATGCCGTTGGCATCAATCGTCGGGGCTGCCATCAGATGGTTATCTCTTCGGTGATGCTGTCGTCAAAAATCGTGCCAAACGAGAGCAGTATAGTGGCATTGCGCGTGCTTGTCTTGACCACGATTTCCAGCTTGGTGATGGTGGTAACGCCAGCAGTGCCGAGCGTTACGCGCTCGACGGCGCGAAGGATTTCATCTTTGGTTTCCCTGCGGCCAAGCAGGTCGATCCAATCAATGTTGGCATCGATATCGAGGAAGAAATCCGAGCGGAATGACTTGAGGCGGGTGACGACGTTCTGCCTGATGGCGTCGCCTCTGGAGATGTACACGGCAAGGCCGCGCCCGAAACGCCAGTCGTTATCTTTATCTAGGCCTGATACGCGCATGTCGTCACCTGCAAGAGCTATGCCAGCATCTTACATCATCAGGCGACGTTTGTGATGATCCCGGACTTAACGGTAACGGTTCTGCTGTCGCCGGTTGCAAAGGTCCCGGTCCAGCCAGGTATGCCGGTCACGGAGTAGGTTGTGGAATCGGTATTCAGCGATACATCTAGGCTGCCGAACAGCGTGTAGTTGCCGGTATGAATCCAGTCGCCTGTCACAGTCGAATCACCGAAGCGCTCAATGGTCGCAGGAATGGTCTTTGCCATTGATGCAGGGGACACTCCGACCAGGGCGAAGCAATCGCTGTAATCGTGCATGCGCTGCTCGATTGGCGGCACGTTGTCGGCGCCTCCATACCAGCGGTCGAAACATCTTTCGCTGACCAGCAGAAGACAGTAGTCGCCCTCGGCAATGGGGTGCGCGTCATAGCTTTCGCCGCCACTCAGGAAGATCGGCGGCACCGACGGGAATACCGGCAAGTCAACCGCCTCGCCATCGACAACGCGCTGAATGACCGGTTTCACGTCAATCGTGATCGAGCCAACCGCGACGACCTTGGCCACAACAATTGTGTGCGTGTTCGCGAGCGCCGTGATCATGGCGTCATTCATTACATCCGTCAGTTCTTCTTTCTTCTGCGTCATTTTGGCACCACGAAGTTTTCGGCAATCTCACCGGTTACGCGCTGATTCCAGTCGGTGCCGTCGAGGTCGCCACTGTAGGTTATCAGCTTGCATTTGTAGATGCCGTTACGGTGCGGCGCTGTGACCGAGATGAGCTGATAGAGGCCGCCGACCTTGATCGATGGATTAAGGAAGGTCGTTAGCGTCACTTCTTTTTTGTCGGCTTCCGGCGTGTTGAGCAGGCCCGTCTCGGCGCTTACGACTGGCGCATAGCCTGATACAACCTCATCGCCGCCAAGGATGTTTAGGCGCTCGTCGTCGATGAACCAGCGCTGGCCAGGGTCAAGCATGTCTTGGATCGTCGCCATCGAATTGCCGACCAGGATCTTCGGTCGAGTGATATCCGCTTGTGCGCCGATCTTGCCCTTCTTGGTATTCGGCATGGTGCCAAGCACGGCGTCAATCGCTGCTGCCTTGCTGGTCACTGAGGTCGACACGAATCCGCGAAGGAAGTCTTCACCGCCATCCATAGCCGTCATGGTGGTAACGTACTGGCCGTCATTCTCGCGAGTGCTGCCAGCCTCATCAATGGATCCCCTGAAGATCGTTTCAAGCTTGCCTTGATAGCCGATCTCCAGTAGCACCGGGAAATAACCGCTATTCGTGTTCGACGTAGCCTTCGGTTTCCCGTCGGCGCCTTTTGCTGGCTTCTCGTCGGCATCACGAACCAGGCGACGGCGCTTGTCAGGATTGAGCCCGTCTACTTTGATCGTCGCTTTGTTCAGATCTGACTTGTCAGACTTGTCGACACTGAAGCGGATCCGGAATGGCGGCAGAATGGTGATAGCCTGCGCGCCTATCCCAATGGTCAGCCGGTAGTCGCGAAGAAAGCGTTCAGCCATTTTATCGTTTTCCGAGTTTGCGGATGTGGTAGAGCATAAAGGCGACGGCGATCATTGTTTCACCTGCTGCCATCCAGCGTCGATAGCTGCACGGAAAGTATCGCGAGTGCCCTCTGGGGCGCGATCCCAGTAAGCTGGATCGGTATTGAAGTAGATGGCATGCCACATTGCTCGCGCTTTGGCTTCACGCTCTTCTGCCGCGATCTGCTCGGGCGTGCGGATTGGGCGGAACTTCAGAGTGCTGATGAACTCAGTCTCGCGGCATACTTCTCCATCTCCAGAGTCGAACACCAAGACCTCTTCACCCATGTATTTCAGTTTGAATGGCTTCCAGTCGGGGCGATTATCGCGACTGTAATAAGCCTCAACTTCCATATCTACTGGCGGCAGGCCTTCGCCGGTCCATGCGGCCGCTCCAGGCCTTGAGTTAACAATGAACAAATCAGTCAAATATGGCATATCACTAAAGAGAATATAGCTACCTGCCTCGCTGCTAAAGCGATCATTCGTCACGGGGATCATGTAAAAACCTCCGTCATCAAGTGCCCGCTTTGGCGTGAAGTGGAAGTCGTAGCCCTTCGGCGCCTTGCTCCAGTCGATCCGGCTCATGCCGCACCGCCTTGCTTGGCCAAATGATACGCGACAATCTCATCACTCAGGCCTGCGACGCTAACGGACACAACCGGATCGCAAGCATCCTGTACACGGTTGCGAAACACCAATGGATTCTTCACGGCCTTCATCACCGCACCATTGCCGCCAGTACCGGAGATGATCACGTCGCCATAACCGAAGATGCGCCCGAGAAAACCCTGCTGAACAGAAACCGATTCGACCTTGTCCAGCCGGATCTCGGACGTATCACGCTTGATGATGCCGGACTTGCGGATGACGCGCTTGCTGGTGATGCCCATCTCGGTCGACCGGATCTTCAGGTATGCGTACAGCAGCAGCGCGGCGCTGATCGGCAGGCAGATGATCGACAGGCCGAACAGGATAGCAGCGCAGTAGAAGTGGAAGAGCGACCACTTGGAGATTTTGCCTTCAGCGAGAAGGGTTTCGTCTTTGGCCAGGGTGTCGGTGATATAGGTCATTTGGATTCTCCTTGTGCGCGAGCAATGATCGATTTGAAATCTTCCATTGTCATGCCTGAATTTCCGCAAAAGTGCTCAAGACAAAGAGTCAGACCAACCTCATCAAGAAGGTCGCCGATGGAAGATACCGCAACCACCTCTTTTGCTGTGAACTGGCTGATCAAGCTGTACTCGTCAACCTCAACGACAAGCTCTATGTGATGACTTTCGCGGTCATGCGAGCTGCTCGCACATGAAAAGCGCTCGCATTCGATGTTGATGTATTTCACTTCGCACGCTCCGCAAGCATTGCGTCTGCCATCGCATAAGATGCAGCAGCCACGTAAGTGATGGCGCGAGAATCATTGCTGTCGATCATGCCAGGGCTTGCCGCGAAACCCTGCATCGCCTTCGCTGCAAAGTAATCGCGAACCGTCAAACCGCCAGCCTTGATCGAAACTTCGCCAGCCTGCTTGAATTCGCCGAAAGCCGCTTCAGATCCAGGTGCCGGAATTGGCGCTAGAGTCACAAGCTGCCAATAGTCAGGCTCGATCAGTCGATGTAGGGAGCCGTCAGGGGAATGGCAAATGATATCCCCGTCTGGCGCATTGCTGATATCAATGTTACGCATAATCTTTATCCCTGTAAGCGCATCATTGCGCAAACGAATAATCGACTAGGATAATCATTATGTCAAGTCGGAACTTCCAATCCTCTGCGCTCCTGCATCTCTTCAGCGGTCACAAAATACAGCTCGCACCGGCCCTCACTGAAGTCGCCCAACCGAAACGGCGCCAACCCACTTGAATCAGTTGTCGCGCAAAAGAAATCAAACGGCCAGTTCAGCGCCTGAATGTGCAGGCAGCCCAGGCTCAGCATAAAGCCGTTAAACCGCTCGTTGCGCCAACTCACATCCATCGACCAGAACTCTGACACCTGATAGAAATTCAGGGTCAGGATGATCTCTTCGTCACCGACAAGCAGCACATGACGCTGACTAGGCTCATCGGTGATATTGGTGATTTGAAATGCCATTAGGACCGCCCGATAATTGCCGACAGCAATGATTTCTGTTTCTTGACGCCGCCAGCACCTGAGCCCGACCCCTCGCCAGATGTCGGCGACTGGACGCCCTTATCTACCGTCTTGCCGACCTGGCTCTTCACGGCTGGCGCGGGCTTCTTGTAGAACTGCGCAACATCCGAGGTAATCGTCTTGGCGATGCGAAACTTCTGCGCGGTCAGCGTGAATGCCAGGGCGTTGCGCTGGTTGTCCCGCGTAATGGTTACGTCGTTGATCGCCATGCTGTCGTGTAGCCGAAACGGCATGCTGATCGAAACCAGTTGCTTGCCATAATGGACGGATTCGATGTAGTCAATGAACTGTTCGCGCAGACTCTTGGTCCCTGCCTTATTGCCCGACACACCGGCAGCGCTCAGGCCGATCTTGATGCCGTCATTGATGCTGTTGTTGATCGCCCGATACCGATCCGCCGCCGAGTCGATAACCTTGTTGACGCGCTGGATCTGCGAAACCGTGCGCTTCGGCAAGAAGGAATTCATCTGCGCGACAGTCGGGATCCGGCTATCAGATGCGCTCTGCGGTGGCGGCGCAACAAACAGGTCAGCCACATCGCCCGAGATCGTCAGCTTGATCGGCGCATTGATGAGCTGGTCGCCGATATAGCTGCCGTCTTCGACAACCGAGGTCGGTGACGCGGTCGTGTACTGCGTCTGATCGTTAACACGGGCGAACATGGTAAAGCCGCCGATGCCGACCTCTTGTGTTGAGGCCGAGTCGAGAGCCTTATCCTGGCCTGCCTTGAATTCCTGAACTGTCATCGGCCACCTCGGTTAACCTGAGTCTTCGCGGTCTTGAGCTGATCCTGCAAAGCGTTATCCACAGCGGCGCCCGCTGCTTTCGGATCACTGGTCGCGATGTCGATCTTGATGTCTTGCTTGATCTGGCTGTTATTGACCGATGTGTTGCCAGCCGGAGTCAGGCCGACGGCTTCATTCGGGCTCATGCCTGGCACATCCCAAGGGTCTTGCCCGCTTCCACTCGGCAAAGGCTCCTGCGTGCCGGTAGGCGCCGCGCCGCCTGGAGTTTCCCCGCTGCTTATCAGGTCGACCGCCCACTGAGGAAGGATCGACATGGCGCCTTGCTTGATGCCGCCGAGAATATTTCCCCATCCCCAGGCCAGGTAATCGAACAACGCACCGAAGATTCCCTTGGCGAACTCGATCCACGAAGAGAACGCCTGCGACAGCGAGTCGAGCGCGCCGCTGAAGTCGCCCTTGAAGAGTTTGATCACGGCCTGGAACATCGCCGCCCACGAATCAAACAACGGCTGAAGGATCGCCAGTACGGCGGCAACCATATCCATAAACGCATCCACAATGCCATGCATGATCGGCACGATATCGATACCGAAGAACTCCATGAAGAAATCAGCGATCACCGATTGACCGCCTTCGAAAGCGGTGATCAGGTCATCAACGATCAGCAGCAGCGCCACGATAGCGGCAGTGATCAGCACGACAGGAGAGGTCACGAAAGTCAGGATCGTGGCGAATCCACCGGTAGCCAGCTTGGCAACCAGGAATGCAGAGCCGAGCCCCAGCACAAGCGGAGTCATGTGGACGATGAAGCCAGCCGTTGACTTGATCACTTCGCCGAGATAGCTCAGGCCGTCCTTGATCAGATCCTTGTTCGCGATAAGGAACTCAACGAAACCGTCAGTGATGCCCTGCATGGATGGCGCCAGGTTGATCGCGATCTGTTGGCTGAGTGCGCTCACCGCGAACTTGGCGGTATCGAGCGAGTCCTGAAAGTCTGCAGCCTTCTCGGCCTGCTCAGTCGTCACAATGCCGAGCGCCCGCGACTTCTCGACCAGCGTGCCAATCTCTTCGCTGGTTGCGTTCAGCAGTTGGAGGGTCGACGGATCCAGGCCGAGCGATGCGATGATGGACTTCTGGGTTCCCTTGTCCGTGCCGAGCCTGGCGAATGACTCGCGCAGCTCGTTGAACAACACGTCGG